CGACACTGAAGACGACACGCGCACCAAGATCTATGGCAATTTTGGAACTACGGTCGTCACTCTCACGCACCTAGACTCCATCTCTGTCCTATCAAACGGTCTTGTTTCCTTTGCTTTTGGTTCTGGCGAGGACATGACCGAGGTTGCGGTGGGCGACATGTTCAATGTCAGAGGGGCGTCAACCGGAGATGATGGAAGCCCCATCAACAGCTTGAACGAGGGTCTTTGGAAGATCGTCAAGATTTCTGGCAACACCGCTCTTTGCCGCAAACTGGACGGTTGTTCAGGAGCCATCAACCAGAGCAACATCGATACACTTGCCGATCCTTATTGGATTGTTGTTTTTAGAAATCCATATGCTGTTAAGGGCAATTATGCATATGTAAAAGAGGAAGGCAGCGACAAGGTCAAGCCACTATACCCCATCATCTACGCAGATTCAACGAGAATCGATATTGGATTTGTACCATTTGTTATTGACACAACAAGTGCAGATGGCAAGCTGACTATCGTGCAAAACAAGTTCTGTTTTGCGTACATTGAGACAAGCGGCGATTGCACCGTTCTGGTTCAGACGGCTGTGAGAGACTTCAGTATCCCAGTCTCAACCATCTCTCTGCCAAACGGAGAGAAGATCGGCTGGCTACAGCTGACATCAGATTTCAATTTCATTCAGGTCCAGAACACGGGCGACCAGCCAATCAAGGTGTCCGCTATCGTTGGTGGGTAATCCATGGCTAAGCAATCAGACAAGATCGTTTTTACTCTAGCTGACCCCAACTCTACTCCTCTTGGTGATTTGGCCAAGATGGAGAAGGGCGGCGTTCGTTCATCCAGCGAGAGTCCTCTGGTCAAGTCAATCCTGAACACGCTCAATGGTGGCAGCGAGAACAGCATTGAGCGTCTTGCCTTTGAGCGAGACCCCAGCAACAACAGCGAGTATGCGGCTATCTACCGTGAGAAGCTGAGGCTTATCCCAGACAGATTCCTGAAGCGCATTGCCATTCAGGACGACTTGGTAGCCAGCATCGTCAATGCTCGCTCCAACCATGTTTCTGCATTTGGTCGTCCACAGATGGACCGATTCAGCACTGGTTACAAGCTGGAGTTTCGTCCCGGTGTCGTGGACCGTCTGTCCGATGAGGAGAAGACAGACCTCAAGAAGCAGATGGACCGTGCTATCGACATGTTCGGTAACTGCGGCTCAAAGAAGGGTTGGAATGACAGAGAGGACATGACCCTCTCCCAGTTCCTTGGCATGCAAGTCCGCAATGCACTGGTTGTGGGCAAGTTTGCAACTGAAGTTATTCACGTTTATGATCCACACGAGGGCAAGAACGTATTCCATTCGTTCCGTCCCATCGACGCTGGAACGATTTACTTTGCCGCCCCTTACAAGACCGCCGCTGAGTCAGTCCGCAAGCAAGCCAGACTGCTCCTTCAGCAGCTAAAGAACGAGAAGTTTGAGCCAGAGCGTTTCCAAAATGAGGAATACGCTTGGATTCAGGTTATCGAGACCAAGCCCGTTCAGGCTTTTACTGCTGAAGAGTGCATCGTCCACAACGTGTACCCCGTGACCGACGTGGAGCTACAGGGATATCCCCTCACGCCCATCGACACCATCATTGCGGCTGTCACCACCCACATCAACATCACCAAGCACAACAGACTCTACTTTGAGTCAGGACGTGCCGCACGTGGCATGTTGGTCATTCAGTCGGATGACGTGGACGATGCGGTCGTTGCACGTATCCGTAACCAGTTCAACGCCTCCATCAACAACGTGAACAACAGCTGGCGTATGCCTGTGTTCGGTGTGGGCAAGCAGGAGACGATCCAGTTCCAAGCCATCGATTCTGGTGGACGGGACATGGAGTTCCAGTACCTTTCCGACACAAACGCACGTGTGATTCTGTCAGCGTTCCAGATGTCTCCAGAAGAACTTCCCGGCTACGCCCACCTGTCACGTGGTACAAACAGCCAAGCTCTATCTGAGGGCAATAACGAGTACAAGCTGCTCGCTGCCCGTGACGTTGGTATCCGTCCACTCCTCAGCCACTTCCAAGACTTCCTCAACGAGCGCATCTTCCCACTCATTGACGAGAAGCTTAGCGAGCTTTGCTACATTCGACTCATCGGTCTTGATGCTGAGACTCCTGAGAAGGAAAACGTCCGTATTCAGCAGGACGCGCCAGTCCACATGACCTTTGACGAAATTCTCCAGAAGGTGGAGAAGCGTCACGTCGGTCGCAAGCTGGGTGGAAAGTTCCCGTTCAACCCACAGTGGCAGCAGATTGTCCAGAGCTACCTTACATTTGGTGAGATTCAGGAAGCTTTCTTTGACATTGAGGGAGCCGCCAAGAACCCTGAGAACCAGTGGTACCAGAACCCAATGTGGTTCCAGTGGAAGAGCCTACAGTTGCAGATGCAGCAGTTCCAGATGCAAGTCCAGCAAATGCAGCAGCAGCAACAGATGATGCAACAGCAAGCCATGGCCCAGCAGCAGCAGGGTGGGCAAGGACAGCCTCCTCCAGAAGGTGGTCCTGAGGGTGGTGGGGGTGGACAGCCTCCAGAGGGCCAAGAGCAGCCTCAGGAAGGCCAGCCAGAGCAACAGCAGGAGCAGCAGCCACCACAGCAGGAGCAGCAGCAGCCAGAGGAGCTAACACGTAGCCTCACTGAGCTACAGGCTACGCTAGGCAAGGCTGAGCACCAGCTGAACCACAACCAGAAGGAAACGCTTGCCTACCAGCGCAAGATGGTCGATCACTTCATGGAAGAGTTTGAGAAGGATCGTAAAAAGGCCATTGACAAGATCGTTGACATCGCCTCTGAGCATTTTGAAGACGTTAAGGATAAGTAATGCTGTCAAAGCAAGTACTTAAAGCCATTGGAGCAGAGGTTGATGATGTGTTTGATCGCATCTCTGACCGATTCCTTGGCACCAAATACGTTCCACACGGCATCCAATTCCGTGTGATGACTCTACAGGAATTCTTCGACAATGTCGCTGAACGTGAGGGTGTTGAGCCAGACAAGGACACCTTCTCTACCCTGAAGGACATTGCTGAATCGTATCTTGATTCATCCAGAGAGCGTGCCAAAGCTCAGGTGGTCCAGTCTGTCCAGCAAGTCATTCGTGAAGCGATCCTGAGCGGAGAGACACCTAACATCGGGGTAGCTCTGGAAGGTGCCCTGACCAAGGTGTGGGGAGACGTTACCTCACACGTGCACACCATCTTGGACAGCGAGATCAATACCGCTCGCAACGTGTCCATCATGGAGGGCATCACACAGTACAACGCATCCATCGGGGTGGATGATCCTGTCGTTTTCTTCGTTATCGTCAGGGATGGCAACGTGTGCAGCGAGTGCATCAGGCTCCACATGATGCCTGACGGGGTGACTCCCCGTGTCTGGAAGATGTCTGAAGTGGGGAGCGGTTACCACAAGAAGGGCGAGCCTAACCCCAAGATCGGTGGGCTGCACCCTCATTGTCGTTGCATCATGACTACACTTTTGCCGGGATTTGGTTTTAACGCAAGTGGGATGGTGAGCTTCATTGGCAAGGATCATGACGAATTTGCCAAGCAGAGGGGCATGGCCAAGTCGGAAGGGTTGGTTAAGTCTACCACCAAGACGTTGGAAAGTGGGCTGTGGGACCGCATCAAACAACATGTGGACTCTTCATGTAAATATGATCGTGCAGCAAGGGGGCTTTTGGCATATGAACCTGTACCACCCTCAGGAAGAATATATAAACCAGAACCTAGCATCGCTGATTCGGGAACGTCTGAGGAACAGCAAAAGATAAATAACTCTCCTATTGTAATTCATTTTCCAGAATCGGCAATTGAAGGCATTTTAAGCTCTGGAAGAATGAAAAATCAGTTTGAGACTCACACGACTAGAGGGTGTCCCTCGTTAGCTGCAAGAAAAGAAGTTGAGAGCAATCTGTTTGGCATACCAGAAGAACACAAGGGTGAAGTCAGACCGCTGTACGGAGCACTTCATACCAATTTGGGTGGCGGGTACTATTACGATAACGGTGTGTCTCCCATGTATGGCAATGTTTGGTTTGAACTTCATCCACACGTAAGAGAAAGAAGCACGTTTTTTAACGGAGACAGTTTGGATGATTTTGGCAACGTTGCTCAGCATGGGCAAGACGTGTGGGGGGCAAGATACGTGAGATCAAATACTCACACTTGGCCAAACGTAACAAAAATGCCGTTATCAAGAAAAAGCAGCACGTATCTTGAAGCGCAAATTCATGGAGGAGTCTATTTAGATAAA